TATTGGATCACCACCGATATTATTTCCACCTGATGGAGGACCACCCATTATATTATTCATTAATCCACCCATCATACTTCCTAATGGTCCCCCCATTGGTTGTGGTGGTGGTCGTGTATCACGCGTTGTAGGGTTTGATGGTTTTTGTGTATGATCACTTTTTGGTGTATTAAGAGCCGCACTAGCAAATTGTTGCATTAATTCCGGATTCTGTTTTAAAATATCATCCATTCCAGGTAAACTCGTTTTGAACATAGTATTTGTTAAATGAAACATAAAAGCACTACCAGCAATCATAAATATTAACCTTATTTCTGGTGCCATCTCACCCTTACCACCATATTTATCATGTAGTTCCTCAAAAACTTCATCATAATCATCTATACCTTCATTCATACTCTCTGACCAACCATCTAACTTAACTGAAAATGGATCAAATTTACCATTCATAAATTCAATTCCAGTAATACATGCCATTAACATTTTCCTTTGAAATTTAATAGCATTCTCGGTTTCTCTTTGTTTTTTTAATTTAATATATTCATTTCTCATATCATCTAATTGTGAATTCATATTATAATTCATTGTTGCCTTAATACCCTGATTTTCCAATCTTTTGAATTTATAAATTAAATCAATCTTTTCATTCTTAATATCTTGTGGTGACATCTTAAATATTGGTTTAAATTCCGAATTTTCATCATCATTTTCATCATTTCTTGATAATATTGGATCGTTTGGTAATATATCATTACCAAATGATATATTCTTATTATCATCGTTAATAGCTGTATCATTAAATAAATTGATATCTTCTTTATTTATATTTTCTGGTTTACTGTTTCCTGTATTAATATTCTTATCTGAATTAACTAACATTTCAATACCTATATCTGAATTATCATTCATATTATTTAAATCTAAGTTAATAGTTTGTATATTTTCATTTGATAATATATTAAAGTTGTCCATATATTTCTATTTAGAAAGAATTGATATATTATAAACACACTTAGCCTTTAATATTATTAATTTAAATAATCTTCCAAATTTTGAGGCATTTCTTTAATCTCTGTATTGTAAAATCTCTCAATATCTTGCATATGTGATTTATCTTCATCTGTTACAAAATTAATAGCAACCCCTTTCCTACCATATCTTCCACTTCTACCAATTCTATGAATATATGTTTCTTTACTTCTTGGTAAATCAAAATTAATTACCAAAGATAATTGCTGTATATCTATGCCTCGTGATAGTAAATCTGTTGATAATAATACTCTTGTATTCCCAGATTTGAAATCAGATAAATTCCTTTCTCTTTCATTTTTATCCATATCACCATGTATATGAGATACTGGGAAATCATTGCTAGATAAACGATCATATAAATTGCTTAATACATTTTTACTATTAACATATATTATAGATTGTGTAACATTTATTGTATCATATATATCCATTAATACATCAAATTTCCACTTATATTGTTTTAAACCTATGTAAAATTGTTGAATACCCTCTAACGTTAATGAATCAGAATTTACTAATATTTTTTCTGGGTTATTCATAAATTGATCCGTTAACTCTAATATTTCCGATGGAATAGTAGCGCTATATAAACATATCTGAGTCGTCTTGGGTAATGTTTGAATTATATTATAAATGGTTTCCATGAATCCAGCAGATAATATCTCATCTGCTTCATCTAATACAAATGTTTTAATTGAATCTGTGAATAAATATTTTCTATTTATCATATCTAATAGTCTTCCAGGTGTCGCAATAACAATTTGTGGGTCTTTTTGTAGTTCTGCCCTAGATTGTTGCATATTTGTTTTACCAATTACTTTAGCAATTGATACATCCATATAATTACTTAAATTTATAAACACATCGTGTATCTGATTAGCTAATTCGTGTGTTGGTGCTATAACTATATATTGAGTTTTCTTAATACTTGTATCAATTTTATTTAATACTCCAATTGTAAATGATCCTGTCTTACCTGTTCCCGATTGTGATTGTGCGATTAAATCTTTACCTTCAACTATTTTTGGAATACCTTTATATTGGATACTTGATGGTTTCTCAAATCCATATGCATATATTCCGCGCAATAAATTGTCATTTATATTTAAATTTTCAAATGATAAATCACAAATATTTTCTTCTTTTTCTACTTCTGCCATGTTAATATATATTAAATTATTATCTTTATATTATAATTTATTGTCTTCATTAATTGTCTCCAGTATTTGAATTGTCTCCAGTATTTGAATTGTCTCCAGTATTTGAATTGTCTCCAGTATTTGAATTGTCTCCAGTATTTGAATTGTATTCATTATATACTTTAATTAACATATCAGATATATTTTTAAATTCAATACCACTTGTTCCTGATAATAATTTGGGTCCATCAATTATTAAAAATGTTGGAACCGAACGAATATTACATTTTACAGCAAATTCTTCATTTTCATCTATATCAATTTTATAAATTTTTACATTTTTTTTGTTTTCAATTAATTTTTTTGATAGTTTTTCAATTGTTGGTGCTATCTTTTTACATGGACCACACCAACTTGCTGTAAAATAAAAAAAAGATAAAACTTTATCTTTATAATTTTTATCAATTATCTCTACAATATTATCTTTATTTTCTAATAATTCAATCATTTTATGAATATTAATATATTTAATATATTTATATTAAACTTAATAATCATCTGAATTATAATCTTTTTCTGAATTACTACTACATTCATAATATTCTTCAATTTTTTCTTGATTATCCATTATTTTTTGAATATTATTTAATAATACAGCTCTCATTGGATCTTTATCGTAAAAACAATCTAAATCCGAATAATATTTATCTCGTTGACTTGTATTCATATTATATATTTCATTTTCGGATTTAATCACAAAATCTTTTTCTTTCTTTTTAATAATTGGATATAACATATTAAAGTCTTCTTTATTTTTAACATTATCCCATACATTTTTATTTTCAATTATTTCTTTATTATAACATAAATATGAACATACATTTACATCGCATTTTTTACATTCATTATAATATATAGCCCATGCTTTATTATTTTTAATTTTATCACAAGTATTACATTTATATATATTTCCAATATTATCTGATTTTTTCTCAATAACAGATTTAAATGATAACATTATTTATTTTACACTTTATTGTTACTTTATTATTACTTTATACACTTTTATTACTTTTAATTTTAAATATTTTTCAAATTTAATAAAAATTTGAATATTCTTTATATTTATTATTTAAGATATAATAAGATATAATAATAATATGGACGTTAAGGGATATACTTATAATGAATTTATTAAAGAATACATTGAATCCAATTTTTATAAAGACAATATTATAAATAATATAGAAAATACAGATCATATAGAAAATATTAAAAAAGACATTAGTTATAGTATTATCTGTATACATAATGTAACTAATAAGAGTGAAATATATATGATTGATAGTATTATTAATAGTATTGTGAATGATATTATGATTAATCATAATAAAGTAAATAAACTAAAGAATATTGTAGATGAACTTTTAAAATTAGAATTACCAGAACAACGATCAAAAGAATGGTTTGAATTAAGAAAAGGACTATTAACAGCTAGTAGTTTGGCTAGTGCTTTAGGTCATTGTTTCTTTAAAAGTAGAGATGAATTAATTTTAGATAAGTCAGATCCAGTAGAAAAACCATATGAATCAAATGATATAACAGAATGGGGTGTTAAATATGAAGAAATTGCTACAAAATTCTATGAATTAATTAATAACGTTAAAATTCTAGAATTTGGATTAGTCCCACATCCAAATTTTAAAATTTTTGGAGCATCTCCAGATGGAATTTGTTCAAATGATTCATCGGATGAATATATTGGTCGTATGTTAGAAATTAAGTGTCCTCCAAAGAGAAAATTTACTAAAACTGTTCCAGGACACTATGGATTTCAAATGCAAGGTCAACTTGAATGTTGTAATTTAGAAGAATGTGATTTCTTACAAGTTAAATTATTAGAATATGATACAATTGAAGAATATAATAATGATAATTTCATATATGAAAATACTATTAAAGAAGGATATACTGCTAATAACTTACCTAAAGGATGCACTCTAACATATCAGAAAAAAGATTCTATTTCCTATAGTTATTTATATCCAGAACTTGAATTATCATATAATAATTATATTAAATGGATTAATGAAAAAAAACAATGGATTTTAAATAATAATTTTACATTTATTGAATGTAAATGGTGGAAAATTGAACGATATGAATGTACCTTAGTTAAAAGAGATAGAACTTGGTGGTTAAAAACAATGGAAGAAATACATAAGTTTTGGGAAGAAGTAGATTATTATAAAAATAATGATAATACCGATTTAATTAATCGTATTAATAATAGTAAAAAAAGAAAATTAAAAAAGGGTCCCGATGATATTATTACAACTGAAAAATGTCTATTATAAATTTATTTAATTGATAATTTAGCTAATATATCTGCTTTATCATTACCAATTGATAATCTATCTGATAACCCAGTATGTGCTTTAATATATCTTAGAGTTATATTTTTATTACCTTGAAGTAAAATATAACCCTTTTTAATTACTTCAATATTTTCTGGTATTTTATTATCTTTTTTTTCCATTTATTTTTAATCCATTCACTTGACCATTTAGTATAACAATCTATAGAATATTGTGAATCTGTATATATTGTTATATTTTTATTAATACCAATACATTGTTTTATTGCTTCTAATATTGCTGTTAATTCTGCATTATTATTTGTTTGATTACCTGGACAGATTTTAGATACATTCCTAATATCATTATCTTTAAAATAAACACCAATACCGGCTTTAGCTTTAGTATTTCCATTATTTGAACAAGCTCCATCTGTAAATATATTTAAATTACATTCATCTTCATTTTTATTTTCATCTTCTTTTATTATTTTTCTAATATCAATTTCAGTGGGTATTTCATTTATACTATATTTCAAATATATATCTGCGGCTTCTTTTGTTTTAAATTTTAATAAATGAATATCAAAATCTTCATTATCATATACTTTATTACAACAATTTGGATCAATTATATAATACATCTTTTTAAATTTATTTTTAAGTTTTTAATCAAATTTTATGGATTATCTTTATTTATTTTGGGTGTTTCAGTTTCATTTATAACATCTATTACTGTTTCTTTAACATCATTAACTTTTTCTTCAATTTTTTCATTTATTGTATCAATTGCATTATCTTTTAAAGATTTAGTAAAATCTTCTATACTTGATATATTTGTGTTTTGTGAAGATCCCATTTTATTAGCCATCATATTTAATAATTCTAGTTTACTATCAATATCTTTTACTTCTCTATCATCATTTTCATTTTTGTTTTTATTATTATTATATTCTATTGGTAATGTATTATTCATTTCTTTTTTAAAATCAAATGTTTTTTTCTTATCACCTGCTTTACCACCACTAAATTCCTGCTCTATTTGTTTACGTTTAATATTTTCAATTGATTTACAAAATGATTTAAATGCTGCTTCATGTGATGGACTATCTTCATACTTTCCTGATAATTGTAAATATTGCCAACCTTCGGTTTTAAGTTGTTCTGTTACAATTGAATATGTAAAATAGTTCTTATCTAAAGAAAATAATTGAAGGAAACCATTACATGCTGTAACTGTTAAAGATATTGTCCATGCTGACCAATAACTAATTGTATCAAAATTTTTTGGTAATTTACTAGGGTCCATTTGACCTATAGATAATATTGCAGGCAAAAATAAAGATCCCAATGTAACTATAAATCTAAAACTATTATAATATTTTTTAGTTTTATCGCGTTTCTCTTCATATAATAAAACTTCATATAAGAAACGGTTTTTAATTATTTCAGTATCATAATCATTTTTAAGTTTTAATCCATCTATGATATTATTAACTCTTTCATAATATCCAACATTCTTGAAATTGTTCATATTTATTATATTATTATATATAATATATTATATATGGGATTTAATTGTAATAAATTATATATTGATTTATCTAAACCATCTGATAGAATTATTGATACTGAAATAATACTAAATAAAGGATGTATTAAATTTTATAAAAAACCTATTACGTGTTCTGATACATTTTTAAGTAATATATCAGGTAATATTATTATATATGGTTCAATTGTTACTTCATTAAAATGCGACATACAAATTAATAATAAATTAGGATTACCATTACTTGTTTATAGAAAATATAATGATTATTCACATGAATTTATAAATGAAACTGAAACTATTATTAATATACATCCACAAGGATTAAATTGTAATACGTTTGTAGATGGATCTTCATCTATTCTTGAATTTGGAAAAGGAACAATTAATGGTGAAAAAATTAATCCAAAATTTAAAGTTCTAAATAATTCTATGTTTAGTTTATGGCACTCACATCAACATGGAACAAGTTCTAGTAGTATTTATAGTGATTTAATCATGCCATTTATTATTAAAGATAAATATTCAGACTCAATTGATCATTATTTTAATATCGACGAAAATGATTTCATCTTTATTACCAATTCAGTTATTTTTGATAAATATGGTAATTATAATTCTGATGATTTATATTCTTTAGATGTTGATACTAATGCAATTGTTAATTTTAATGGTAATTTAATAGGTAAATATACTCCCTTAAAAAAAATTAATAATGAAGATGAATATGATATTAGTGATATATTAGATAAAAATAATTGTTCTAATTTTGAACCAGACCCTAAAGAATATAAATTATGTAATAATCTACTTAGATTAAGGTTATCTAATACTGAAAATAAATACAGAAGACATTATTACGGATTAATTGATAATCATACTTGTAAATTTATTGATTTTAATGTTATCGGTCAAGGTTGTGGTTTTGTTGAACCATATAAAACAAAAATGATTTCATTATCTGTTTTAGACAAAAAAGAAATTTTAATTGATTTAAAATGTAATCCTAATGTTTCATTAGTATTATTTGATTTTGATATTACTGAAATTAAATCATATTATCTTAAAAAAAGTTTAAACTGTGAAAAAATAAACAAATTATCTATTTATACTGGTTGTTATATTAATGAATTAGGTGATAATTGTAATAATATATTTGATGATCATATATGTAAAATTAAATTTATGGAATTATTAAATGATTCAAGACAAGGTAAAAAATGTTCTGATTTACCATATAATATTTGCTGTAATTTTAAATTATTAAAAAAATCAAAAATATGCGATATAGATTGTGTTATTAAATTAATAAACCATATAACAACTAAAGATAGAGAAGAATATTATTACAATTGGCCTAACCATAAAGTAGATATATGTGATAAAAAAATACGTAATTTTTATTTTAATGGACTAAGGGAGATATATTCTCAATCGTGGTTTAATTATTTTGATATAGAAGAATTGCCAAGTATATTATTTAAAATTCAAAATTGTAGAAAATATAAAAATATTCATCCCAATAATATACTATATATTACAGAAATTTGTAAAAAACCTAAACTTGAACCAATTACATGTTGTGGATGTAATACAAATAATTGTAATGGTAATTGTAATGGTAATAATCCAAATGATCATTGGAGTAATTACTTTT